CCCGCACGTTACCTCCAGATGCGTTGCTGGAATGTGCGGGACGGACGCGGTGGGCGTTCGGAGTAAGGAAGCCTGACGGAGATTATCCAGTGACGATAATCGAGACTGAGGGCTTTCTTAACCTCGTATCCGCGCCTGCGGTAATACTGAATCAGCCATTCAGCCTGTTCTTCGGTGCAGGGGTCGTGCTGATACCAGTCAGATTTGAATGCATGAGAACGCCGCCCGTGCCTGCTGGCAGGGGCGGCAGAGTTATCCGAATTGTAAAATTTGGTATCGTGCGCCATCTGTTTTCTCTGCTGGCGCAGCAGGTGCCAGTTGTTCAGGCTGACGGATGGATTGTAAACCAGAACGACCAGAAAAAACAAAACCCGCCGAAGCGGGTTAAGTGCGGGTGCGTTGAGGATGCCTGACACATCAGCGGTGGCGAGGGATTTCTCCCCCGCCTGGTCTCTTACTCCTCAGGTTCGTAAGCTGTGAAGACAGCGACCTCCGTCTGGCCGGTTCGGATTCGTACCTCGCAGAGGTCTTTCCTCGTTACCAGTGCCGTCACTATGACGGTTAAACAGATGACGATCAGGGCGATTAACATCGCCTTTTGCTGCTTCATAACCTGCTTCTCCTGTGTAAGTTCACAGAGATATTGCAATTGCCTCCGGATAAGTAAGGGGAGATTGCACTATGCAAATGCAGCATCTGATGGTTGGCTATCCTAAGTACTACCAAACGGCCGATTATGCGTTGAGGCTTTCAGTGATGGCTGATATAGCAACAATGAGAATGAAGGCTCTGCACTTCTGGGATAAACACGGTATTTCTGCAGCTTCTGAAGCCTTTGGCGTGTCCTGCCGCACGCTTTACTGGTGGCGTCAGTTACTGAACAAGGAAGGACCTGAGGGGCTAATCCCGCACAGTAAGGCACCTCTGGTGCGACGAAAAAAACACTGGCATCCCGATGTGCTGAAAGAGATTCGACGCCTCAGGACAGAGCTGCCGAACCTCGGTAAAGAGCAGATTTTTGTTCGCCTGAAGCCCTGGTGCGAACAGCGCTATCTGGCCTGTCCGAGTGTTTCCACCATCGGCAGAATGATCGCTGCCGCACATGATAAAATGCGGATGATACCTGTGCGTCTGGGATCGCGGGGGAAGGCACTGCTTGTCAAAAAGCGGTCTGCCAAACCCCGCAGGCCAAAGCACTACCGCCCGGTAAAGACAGGTGAGCTCATTGGGATGGACGCCATTGAGCTCAGAATGGGCGAACTGCGTCGCTATGTCATCACCATGATCGACGAATGCAGCAATTACGCGCTGGCGCTGGCTGTGCCGTCACTCAACAGTGATATCGTCAATCACTTCTTCAGCCGCGCAGCCCGGTTGTTCCCGGTCGGTATCAGCCAGATAATCACAGATAACGGAAAAGAGTTCCTGGGAAACTTCGACAAAACGCTGCAGGAAGCCGCTATCAAACACCTCTGGACCTATCCCTACACGCCAAAAATGAACGCTATCTGTGAACGTTTTAACCGGACGTTAAGAGAGCAGTTTATTGAATTTAATGAGATTTTACTCTTTGAAGATCTGGCGCTATTTAACCAGAAGCTGGCGGAATATCTGGTGCTGTATAACAGCAAAAGACCCCACAAGGCGCTCGCACTAATGACGCCCGTGGAATATATTTTAAAAGAGAATAAAAATTGCAATATGTGGTGGACCCATACATCTCCTTGCCTTTCGGCGCGTAAGAGGCTAACCTACGTTTGTGAAGCATAGATTGGGCCTCAGATTAATGTTAAGCGTCTTGCAGGACGCGTAATGTTAACTGGGGCTTTTCTCTGTCTGCCTTACGGTGGCATGCCCGAGGCAGACAGCCTCAAGCACCCGCAGCAATTCTACTTAACTCTCGCTTTACAGCAAACCGTTTTGCCCGATATGGGAATTCCCATACGGAATGAATTCAGTTCCCCAGGCGCTCCATCAAAAACACAACCAGGCAGTAAACACCCACAACAGCAATAACAGCCAGAGCGCCTTCCATTACCAGTGAAATATCATCCGACATATTCCCTCCCTTGGTGTGAATCCCGGCGAACGTTTTTACCCCCACCGACAAATAACATATACTAGAAAAGCAATAGCTATAGCAACGCCTGCAAATGCATCTGGCCGGCTCATTGGTTCTCCCCCTGTGTCGCTTCTACTGCGATCTGACTGGCGTATTCGTTAATGGTAACGATAAGTTCTTGCTCGGCCTCATCCAGACAACTACCGATACCTCGCCTGTCCACTTCAGAAGCATCGAAATCTGCACGAAGCCTGGCGACCTTCAGGATTGCGGACAACACCTCATCAGGGATTGCCGGAGAGTTGGTTGACGTTTCCGAGATTATCCGAAAATTATTGGTTGACGAACCCTTATTTTCCCGAAAGTTTCCAGCCTGAAGCATGGCGGCGCGGTGACACCAGATAATCCAGCCAAGCGCCATATCCCATGCCATGTATTCTCTATCGCCATTTTTTGCTCTGCGGCGATCTACAGATTCCCCGAAACGCTTCTCCATAAATAATTCATAGGCTGCCCGTTCATCCGATACTGATGCCAGTGATGCCAGTGCAATTTTTAATGCGGTAAGCATGTTGTTTTGATCTTCATCGAGTCCGAACGGTATTTCATCCCGTGATGACTCAATTCCGGTAATCGTGTACTGTAGCCATTCTTTGGTTAATTCAGTCATTTTTCACTACCGCCCTTTCGGGCGGTCTCCTGATGTTCTGAGGGTGCAGGAATCCCTCCGGTTAAGGATTTAATAAAAATCATTTCTGATTTAAATTTTCAGTGTTTAGTTGTTGGTTTATAGCCTTTATGCTTCGGCCTTATTTCTCAGCCATACACAAACAGGACCATCTTCGGTGTCATGTATCGAACCGATAAACCATCCCTCACCTTCTGGTCGCTCAGGTTCCCATGCTGAAATATCAGGGCCATCTGCGTCCAGATTAAAATCATCTTCATCCATACTACGGATAGCCCACTGAAGATTATTTTTCTCCATCCAGGCGTTAAACTCTTCCGTTGAAATATATTCCCGACCATCACAGAATTTTTCATATTCAGGATGCGTCCAGCAGCCATATTCATTACGTTCCACTGGCATTTCTTTAATTGCGCTCATTTACCCCCCCTTATTTAATTTTCTACGACACTTTTTACAATCATCTGGACTTTCGAATGTATCCGGCTCACGCTCATTGCCAAAATACATCCACCCACCGCAAGTACTTGTTATTTCACCTTCAGCAAAATAATGATGCTTTTTCGCCATAAGTGGCCTTGCCCAGCCCGGATTCGTTTTACTCACTTGTTGCCTCCTTTGCGAAGCTCTGCGACTAACTCGTCACATATGTGCGTCAAAGAGCAAAGTTTGATTGCTGGATGTTCGCGCACCATCTCCACACCCTGCGCCCGCAATTCTGCCAGAAAAGCGTAGGGGTCAGTTTTTTCACTGTGGTACATGGCATCATAGATAATCATTGCAGCGACACCTGCCTGTCCTGCATCTGTGACGGATATATGCTCAAGGGCTACGGCCATTGCGTGTTTCAACCTCTCATTTTCCACCTCAAGCACCACACGATTAGCCTCCAGCTCTTCTATGCGTTTTTTTGCTGCTCCCAGCTCAACACGCAGCTCCTGATAGTTAATCTCGCTCATTCTCCTTCCTCCCGCACTGCTGTTTTATATGCCCGAAGCACATGCGATGTTTTTCCTGACACAGTGCTTCTCAGAAAGAAAATTCCACTGGTGTTTATTACCAGATACGGGTCAGCAAGACGCAGCATATCCAGTATGTGATTATGTTTTCTTGTTTCCAGCACCGTACTGGAAATAAGCATATGTGACACGGGGCCGAAATCATGATATCTGATTTTCATATCATCACCCTGCTGTAAAAATTACCCGTTATCTCCTGTCGTTATTTTCTGTATGACATCACGATGCTTATTAATTTCCCGCAGCGCGGCGCATAAGCGCTCCCACTTCTGAACCTGACCTTTTGCCCGGCGCAGCTCGCGGTTAGCCACATGCAGCGATGGTAAAATCAGACCATCCGGATGCTTTCTGATGAACGACGACTGTGACTGCACTGTGACCGCCACACTTTCAGTTTTAATTTCTTCCTGTGTTTCCGCTTCCCGGACTGGTAACGCAGCACCTGCTGGCTGAGGAAAGGCCTTACCATCATTTTTCGTTACCGGCGCGGCTTTCGGATCTGCTGGTAAATTCCCCCCCGACATGCAGTAACGAAATTTACCGTTCTGATTAACGCGTGCCAGCCGCCCCGTTGCGGTTACCACCGCCAGCGTGGAAGCAACCTTGCGAGTACTGACGCCGAACTTACCCGCCAGTTCCTCACACGTTTTAGCACCATCCTGACCGATAAACTCAACCATCATGTCTGCGGTAACTTTTGGAGCGACCTCTTCGGTTACCACATCCGGCGCTTCAGGTTGTAGTGCCTGCCCTTCGGTTACCCCGGCTTCACCTTCGACAGCCAGAAACCAGGTGTGACCCGTTTTATCAACAACGCCATTTTTTTTGAGTTCCCACAGTTCGTTAAGAACTTCTTCACGGCTGATATCAAGCCGCGCCGCCAGTTCAACAGAATTGGCTTTTCCCATCGCTTTCAGTGCATGCAATACAGTTTCCATCGAAAATTTACCTCGTCAAAAATTCTCACATACCCTGACGTCCAACGTTTGACCGCCAGCTCTCCCAGTTAAAATTCACCCAACGACCACCATTCATGGTCATACGGTCCATCACCCGATCTCCGAGGAGTGTGCTCATCGCTGCGTGATTCAGGTTCGTCAGCATTCCGACACTACGCATCGAAGCCGTTCTGCGGTCGACTATCTGGTTCAGCGTGACCTGCTCGTTGCGCGTATCCCGCTGCATGCCAATTTCATCAAGGACCAGAAGGTCAACTCCACAAAGCTCCTGTAAAAATTTTTCCCCGGACTGGCCGTTGTCGTAGCCGTCATGCAACACGCTCATGACATCGGACACGGTGACGATAATCACGCTTCTCCCCTTCGCCATCAGCCGATTGCCAATCGCTGCTGCCAGGTGATTTTTACCGGTACCAGGTTTACCGCTGAACACGAAGTTTGTACATCCGGTCATCAATTCATCGGCAATGGATTTCGCCTGGCTCAGAGCATGGCGCTGACCGTCGTTCTGCACCCGGTAGTTCCCGAATGAGCACTTCCTGTGAAGCGGCTGGATGCCCGCACGGTTCAGGATTTTTTCAACCCGCACCTGATGATTCAGGCGGTTAATCTCCTCGCTGCGTTTTCGTCCTTCAGCAAGTTGCCATTCCCGCCACTCCTCCACCGTCCGGTACGGTGGAACCGCCCCCCTGTGGTGCAAGTCTGCGAATACGTTCAAGAACCCCAACTGCCGCAATGTTTTTCATGACACGTCACCCCCTGAATCCCGGCGGTATTTCAGTGTCCGGTTCAGAAATGTGATTCACGCAACGCTGCGCGGGCGAACGCCCCAGGCGGATAACCAGTTCATCCCATTTTTCCCGGAGTTTTGCCGGACTCATGATGTTTTTTACCCAGAACGAATCCCGCTGGAGACGCCCAAACATTTCACAAATTTGTCTGTGAGTTCTGCCATCCAGCATCCGCATTGTCCGCACGTCATTGGCCCATGCAGTCCAGTTGGGTTCTTTCGGTCTCGTGATCTCGCCATCATCGCTGGCCGCCTGCTCGTAAAGACTCACGATTCGTCCCCAGATCCACTGTGCGCACACCAAATCTTCCTGACTTCCCCACTGGCGTTTTTTCGCACTGAACACAACCGCGTCAGGGTGTCGGGTTAAAAAATCCTGTTCAGCCGTCTGCGGGTCCGGTTGCGAAGCGTCCGGACAAGAAGATCTTTTATCTGACGGATCAGGTTTTAATACTGACGGATCGGGGTCAATCATCGCCCCCCTAATCGGCAGTTTGTTATCAACAGTTGATCCATCAAAATTTGACGGGTCAACCGTTGAGGGGGCAATATTTGACGGGTCAACTGTTAACGGGTCATTTTTTGCCGGGCTAATTTTTCTTTTCGGTTTATATGACTCACGCGCCGCTGCCGCAGCTGCTTCGAGTTTTTCCACATTAAGCCGATAGATATTGCTTACATTACGCCCACCGACCTTACGCTCTTCCTTCGTCAGCCAGCCCTCTTTCGCCAGTTCTGCAATAGCCGATTTCACTGTGGATTCACTTCTTGCACCGATCTGACGCCGGATAGTTTCAATGGCAGGCCATGACACGCCCTCGTCATTGCTGTAGTCTGCAAGACGGGCCATAACCGCCACCCTGGATAAGATCATGCCGGTGAAGGCGCACCCTTCCCAGACAAGACCATGAAGCTTGCTGCTCATAAAACCCCCGAACACCGTGCTTTTAGTGCATCACCACAGCATTCCCTGCCGGGCCGCCGCGATTCATCTGGTCATACAAAACAACCGCTGACGCAACAAAATCATCGACATCCTTCACCAGCCGATCCCTCCGTTCGACGATCTCACGGTAATATTCAGAACTGTGGCTGCGCATACGGGCCACCAGCAAAGGCGGCATCGCCTTTTCGATCGCCGGTAACAGAGCCTGCATTTTTTCAACAGCATCAGGGGTGTCTTTATCCAGCCAACGGAAAATTTTCTGGGTATTACGGGCCAGGGCTTCCGGATGGCTGTCGTCATACAGTTCCGGGAACGTCATTCCCAGCTCGAAATACGCTTTGGTAATTTTCGCAGCCGGTACTTTTTCGCCGTCCGGATGCGCCCAGACATTCATCGCCATGCGGATGTGTTCATGCTTGATTTTCATGAATCAAGCTCCTAGAAAGTGGTTGTGTTAACGTTTTGGTATCTTCCAGCTCGGGCCAAATATTCATCCAATCAAAAGGCCTTAGTTGCTGACGTGTAACTTCACCATTACTGGCTCGCTCAATAAGGACACATAACGATGCCCCTAACACTTGACCTTTACTCAATGCCTTTCTTAGATAACCGATGCTGGTACCACACTCGCATGCAAACATACGCTGTTCATCTGACGAAAGAGAATTGAGAAATATTCTTAATTCTTCCATAGCTACTCCTTAGTAAACACAGCAAAGAATACCCACAGGTAAATAAAAGTCAATACCCACAGGTTGTTTACCTTGCGGTAATCGCATCTATTATTTACCTATGGACAAATATGAATTTAGACGACAGCAACTCATCAAAATTCGTGATGAGAAATGCGATGGTAAAGCGGTTAACGTGGCCAGAAAGATCGGGCGCGAGCCTTCTTATGTATCAAGAATGTTGTACCCAGAGGGGAAAAAGGGAAAAAAACGGATCGCTGATGATATGGTGGAGATTATCGAAGAGTCCTTTGGGTTACCCCGGGGATGGATGGATGGTATCGTTTCATCATCAACGAACACAGCCTCCAGTTATGAAACAAGGGTTCTAACGCCACGACAACGTATTTTTTTAGATCTCTTAGACGAACTGCCAGAAAGTGAAGCGGATAAATTATTAAAAACTCTTGAAGAGAAAAAACAGTATTACAATATGATCTACGAAGAAATCCGTAAAAAGAAAGCACAAAACGCATCATAGCTCACCAAACAACTAGTCACCAGTTAAGACACTGCAAAAAAGTTACCCATGGGTATTTACTTTTTAAATACCTATGGGTATTCTTCTTTTCATACCAACCCACCCCGCCCCACAGAATGCAGGGCAATACTTTGAGTTACCAGGCAGTGGTCAGGGGTTAAGTAGCCAGCCCGAGGCGTATGAACATGACGGCGGGAACACTTTGTATAACAGCGCAGCAGGTTTTTAGTTCCGCGACCCGGCGTTAAGGGTAAATGAGGTCAACATGGATATGCTCAATCTTGGCAACAATGAATCTCTGGTGTGCGGAGTATTCCCCAACCACGACGGCACGTTTACCGCGATGACGTATACCAGAAGTAAAACGTTTAAAACCGAAGCTGGCGCGCATCGCTGGTTAGCAAGAAACGCTAACTGATTAGCGCCAGTAAAAACAGGTTTCCACAGGTTAATTTACCCTGAAAAGTCAGGGCATAACACGAAAGCGCACGGCGAGATCCCTTTGCATATAAGTCTTGTCGTTAAATTTCTTCGACCGTGCGCTTCTGGTTGTGGCAATCCGCGAAATGGCGCGGCGGTAAGTATGGCGGGGTTATTCCTTCC